CGGAAATACTGAGAACCTGAACCTAGACAAAATTCATAAGATGGTAGAAGAAGCGTGCAGCGGTCTCGCTGGCGTTTCTGCATCTCAAGTGGAAATGCAATCAGGTATCCAATTTTATGATGGTATTACCACTGCAGAGATTCAGGAAATCCTGGTACGTTCTGCATCCGATCTTATTGATCTTGAAACACCAAATTACCAATTTGTTGCGGCTAGACTTCTTCTGTTTGGACTTTACAAACAGGTTTTCGGCCCTTCATGGAATCAGGGTTTTCCGCACATCTATAATCACCTGATGCATGGTGCTTGTAGTGGAATCTATGATAAGTTCCTTCCTTCCCGATATTCTGAGGAGGAGTGGGATAAGATCAACTCTTGGATTGATCATGATCGTGACTTCTTGTTCACTTATGCAGGTTTGCGTCAAGTAGTTGACAAATATCTTGTACAAGATAGGAGCTCTGGTAATCTTTATGAGACTCCTCAGTACATGTACATGTTGATTTCTGCAACAATCTTTGCAGAATATCCCAAAGAGAATAGACTGGACTACGTTCGTAGGTACTACAATGCAATCTCGAAACACAGAATCAACATCCCAACTCCCATCATGGCAGGAGTTAGAACACCACTTCGACAATTTGCTAGTTGTGTTCTTGTTGATGTTGATGACACCCTCGATTCTATCTTTAGCTCTGATATGGCTATTGGCAGGTATGTTGCACAAAGGGCGGGAATCGGTATCAACGCAGGTCGCATCAGGGGCATCAACAGTAAAATCAGAGGTGGAGAAGTTCAACACACAGGTGTTGTCCCATTCCTCAAGAAGTTTGAGGCAACTGTCAGATGCTGCACTCAAAATGGCATCAGAGGTGGATCAGCAACTGTCCACTTCCCAATCTGGCACAAAGAAATAGAAGATATTATTGTTCTTAAGAACAATAAAGGAACCGAAGATAATCGTGTTCGTAAACTAGATTACTCTATTCAATTCTCCAAACTTTTCTATGAAAGATTCATTAATGATGAGGAAATGTCCCTCTTCTCACCTCATGATGTTCCGACAGTTTCTGATGCTTTCGGGCTTGCTGAGTTTGATGATCTCTATGTGGCTGCAGAACGAGATGAGTCTATTCCAAGAAAAACTGTCCGCGCTCAAGAACTTATTCTGAGTATTCTAAAGGAGAGAGCTGAGACTGGTCGTGTTTATATTATGAACATTGATCATTGCAATTCGCACTCATCGTTCATTGATAAGATCTGGATGAGTAATCTTTGCCAAGAAATCACTCTTCCTACTGATCCAATCAATCATATTGATGATGTTGCTGGAGAGATTGCACTTTGCATTCTTTCTGCGATTAATGTTGGTAAGATTCGTGAACTCGATGATCTTGAGGAACTATGCGATCTTGCAGTTCGTAGTCTTGAGGAATTGATTGATTATCAAGAATATCCAGTTCGTGCTGCAGAACTTGCTACCAAGTCTCGTAGATCTCTTGGAGTTGGATACATTGGACTTGCACATTATTTTGCAAAACATGGTGTTAAGTATGACTCCCAACAAGCTTGGGACATGACTCATGAGTTGACTGAATCATTCCAGTATTATCTTCTCAAGTCTTCTAATCAGTTGGCCCGAGAAAAGGGTGCTTGTACTGACTTTAATCGTACAAAATATTTTGAGGGACTTCTCCCAATCGATACATACAAGAAAGACGTAGACGAAATTTCATCCGTTGGATACAAGTATGATTGGGAATCTCTTAGAACATCCATCGTGGAATACGGTCTCAGGCACTCAACACTGTCCGCACAAATGCCTTCGGAGAGCAGTTCCGTTGTGTCAAATGCAACCAACGGTATCGAACCACCTAGAGGTTACTTGTCCATTAAGAAGTCAAAGAAGGGACCACTCAAACAAATCGTACCCCAATATGGATCTCTCAAAAACAATTATACTCTTCTATGGGACATGCCTGACAACACTGGTTATATTAACATCGTTGCCGTCATGCAAAAGTTTTTTGACCAAGCCATCAGTGGAAACTGGTCCTACAACCCCGAAAACTATCCCGATAACGAAGTTCCAGTCTCAGTAATGGCTCAAGATCTTCTCCGAACCTATAAGTTTGGTTGGAAAACGAGTTATTATCAAAACACTTATGATCACAAGACTGATGAAGTAAAGGAGGATACTACCAAACAACAGTTAGACAAATTACTTGATGAAATTATGAATTCTAGTGAGGAAGATTGTGAAAGTTGCAAAATCTAGTAAAAAACAGGAGTTACAAATGGTAAAAGGAATGACCGTATTCAACACCAGCACCGATGTTGATACCCGCAAACAACCAATGTTTTTTGGGCAACCACTAGGTTTGCAACGTTATGATCACTATAAGTATCCAGTATTTGACAAACTGACTCAACAACAGTTGGGGTATTTCTGGAGACCTGAAGAGGTCTCCCTCCAGAAGGATCGTGGTGATTATCAATCTCTTCGCCCAGAACAAAAACATATCTTTACTTCCAACTTGAAGTATCAAATCATGTTGGACTCCGTTCAAGGCCGTGGTCCTGGTATGGCATTCATTCCATACTGTTCTCTACCTGAACTAGAGGCATGTATGGAAGTGTGGGGATTTATGGAGATGATTCATTCTCGTTCATATACATACATTATTAAAAATGTCTATTCAGATCCCTCAGAGGTTTTTGATACAATTCTAGATGATGAGAAGATCATGAGTCGTGCAACAAATGTCACGGGTGCTTATGATGACTTCATCAATTCTGCACAAGAGTATGGTATTTCTAATGCATGGAAGTTTGCACAAGAAGGTGCAGGTTATTCTAGGGATGAACGTATTGAACTCAAAAGAAAACTCTATCGTGCTGTAGCAAATGTCAATATTCTCGAAGGTATCAGGTTCTATGTCTCGTTCGCTTGCAGTTTTGCGTTTGGTGAACTCAAACTTATGGAAGGATCCGCTAAAATTATCTCTCTCATCGCACGAGACGAAAATCAACACCTTGTCATTACTCAAAACATCCTCAATAAGTGGCGCGAAGGAGATGATCCAGAGATGCAACAAATTGCTAAAGAAGAAGAGGGGTGGGTGACTAATGCATTTGAAAATTGTGTCAATGAAGAAAAGTCTTGGGCTAAATACCTATTCAAGGATGGATCCATGATTGGACTGAATGACAAACTACTCAATAACTATGTTGAGTGGATTGCAAATCGTCGTATGAAGTCGATTGGACTTAAAACACTTTATGATATTCCCGCAAAGAATAATCCTTTGCCTTGGACAGAACATTGGATCTCTTCTAAGGGTCTTCAGGTAGCCCCACAAGAAACAGAAGTTGAGTCTTATGTGGTTGGTGGCATTAAACAGGATGTGAAAAAAGATACCTTTGCAGGGTTCAAACTCTGATCTAAATATTAATAACAACTGAATTGAATTAAGTCTTATGGTTACTCAAGTAAAAATTCCGAAGGTAGTTTCTGAACAACTACCTTCAAATCCTTTTTCTTTTGAAGTTCTTGCTCTTGCAGCAAAACAGAAATCAAATGCAAAAAAGGCAGAAATACTTCAAACATATTCTGATCCATCACTTAAAACAATTTTGATCTGGAACTTTGATGAGACTATTATATCTCTTCTTCCAGAAGGATTGGTTCCTTATGCAAGTGTTGGCCAACAAAATGTGAGTTCTGGAAACTTAAGTGATAACATCCAGAGATCCGTTGAGATGATGAGTGACTTGGGTTCTAATTCTATTGGATCGCAAGATCAAGGTAGAACTTCTATTAGAAAAGAGTATACTTATTTCTATAACTTCGTAAAAGGTGGTAATGATCGTCTCTCAAGTATGAAGAGAGAAACTATGTTTATTAGTATTCTTGAAGGTCTTCATCCACTTGAGGCTGAGATTCTTATGCTTGTTAAGGATAAGAAACTACAAACCAAGTATAACGTATCTAAACAAAATATTTCTGATGCCTTTCCAGATATTCAATGGGGTGGAAGATCCTAAATACCCATAGGAAATAGTATCTAACACAAGATGGCTAGGCAGGGAATATTTACTGGTAGTTCTCCTAACGATGGGACCGGAGATTCCCTAGTCGTCGGAGCAGTAAAAGTAAATCAAAATTTTTCCGAGATTTATACCACATTTGGTGATGGTAACAACTTAGTAAGTTACGCAAACTCTTCGGGTATATCCACATACTCAAGTATTTCTGGTGTATCCACATATTCAATCACTGCAGGAGTTGCAACTTATTCTCCTACTTCCGGAGTAAGTACTTATGCATCTACATCAGGTGTTGCAACCTATTCTCCAACTTCTGGTGTAAGTACTTATGCAGTAATTGCAGGATATTCAACCTCCTCAGGAATAGCTACAGTTGCACAAGGTCTTACTGGAACTCCAAATATTAATGCTGGTATAATTACTGCAACATCTTTTGTTGGAGACGGATCAGGCCTCACGGGTATTGTTGGTACTGGAGGTACAGGATCTGGTGTTATAATCAAAGATAGTGGAACTTTAGTTGGTACTGCAGGTACAATTGATTTTGGTAATAATTTAACTGTATCTCCAATTTCTTCTGGAGTAGTTACCGTAACTGGAAGTGCCGGCGGTGGAGAATCTTATTGGACATCAAATCCCGCAGGTATACATACATTTTCAAATGTTGGTATAGGCACCACAAATCCACCAGCAGACTTAAGTGTTTATGGTGATGTATTTGTTTCTGGGTTTAGTACATTTGCCAACAATGTTTACATTGGAGATGGTAAAGCTATTTCTTTTGGTAATGGAAATGATCTGCAAATTTTGCATGACGGAAATAATAGTTATATTGATAATTCAAGTGTAGGTAATTTAATAATACGAGATAGTGGTACTGGAATTCAATTAAAGAAAACTTCTGGTGCTTTAATGGGAGTTTTCAATAATGATGCTGGTGTTGAATTATATTATAATGGGGTATTAAAATTCCAAACCTTCCAGAACGGAGTCGCAATAAACGATTCTGTAGGAATTGGAACAACTGCTGGAAATCCTCCATACAGACTTACAGTAAGTGGTGTTGGTGCAACTATTACTCAAGGTCTTACAAATGCTATTGCTGACTTTACTTCTAGTGTCAATGGATATGGTCAGGTAAATGTAAGAAACTCTTTATCTGGTACAAACGCATCCGGCGATGTGGTCATCACTGCAAACACTGGTACAGATATATCAAACTTTATTAATCTTGGTATTAATAACGCAGGATTTACTACGACAAGTTGGACAATTAATGGTGCATTAGATGGATATTTGTATACCTCTGATGGGAACCTATCAATAGGCGCAGCATCTGCCAGCAAATATCTTTCTTTATTTGCTGGTGGAACTTTAGCCGCAAATGAACAAGCAAGAGTAACTTCTACAGGTGTTGGCATAGGAACTACAATTGCTGGATC